AAACTGATGCTCATTGGTACATACAAACTCAAAGATGCGTCTCATTCGCGCTCTCCTTGTAGTTGGTCATATACCTCTTCGCAGGTTTTACGCCGGTTTAGTAACAAATCGAGAATATCCAACTGTCCTTGACGGAAATGTAACTGTTGTGTGTCCGTTGCAGTGCGGATATTACTCAATTCATTAGCTAACTTTTCTAAATCTTCCATGAGATACTTCCAACCGTCAGTTGCCATCATGGAGAAAGTATCTTCGTAGTATTTCTGTAAGGATTGTTCCATAAGGAGTCCCTTTCACGTGTGTTACTGCTGCTTTCGATTAGCCATTTGCAAGGCAGCGATGCGCTCGTTAGAGGCAATGTCGGCAGCTTTAAGGTTTATTTGTTTCTCTTTGAGCATCACATCGGCAAGCTTCAAACGCTTCTCAAAGTCACCACCCTGATCAAGGTTAGTAGCAGCAGCTTGAACGATGTCTATTCGCATCTTCTCAGGCATCAGCTGTGTCTCCACAGCAGTCTGCTGAGCTTCGGCTTGTAGCTTCTGAGCTTGTGCTTGCTTAACAGCCATGTCAGCCTGAGCAGTAGCCAGCTGTAATTGCTGAGCTTGTTGCTGTACTTGCTGTTGTTCAGGATTAGGTTGGGACATCTGTTCCAGAGAAGCAATTAACTCTTGACGGTTAGTCAGAGAACTGTTCTGTAAGATGCCTTTGAGGATCAGCGGAAGCACCGGAGTGTCTGGGCCTAGTGTCTGTAACAGAGCAATGAACTGCTGCTGTTCAAACTCTCGTGCCAAAATACCGAGTGTTGCTGTTGGGATGAATTTAATATCGACCGAAGGATAACGCTCAGGGTCAAACTGCATGAAACGCCAAGCAGCTTTATTAATGAACGGAATCAGGAAGTCTTCTTGGAAGTTACTCAAGGTACGCTTGTACTTCTTGATGATACCCGCCATAGCCATAGACATACCACCTGCACCAGCGTCACGGGGGACATTGGAGGGCATACCAGCTGAGTCAACAGTACCTGTGGCCTGCAGCAGTAAACGCTCAAAGTTCTGAGCTGTCTGTAAGTTAACAGGATCGGTTTGACCGAACTTTAAGGGCATGATGATCTGCGTTGGATCACCGTTGGTCAGGAAAGCCTTACCGGGCTTAACTTCAAACTTAGCACCACGAGGCAGTCGGGTAGCGTCCATAGCAATCATAGGCACAGCCGTCAGAGCAGCGGAGTCCATGTGGGAACGCAGTTGACCGTCAATGGCCTTTTGCATATTGTAAGCTTTTTCAGCTGTACCACGACCGAACACACGACCGGGAACCGTATCGTCTTGATAAAGGATAACAGGACGATCCTTCATCATGTACGGGTTCTCTTCGGCTTTCAGAAGCTTGCTACCGTTAGCGATAACAATAATAGCCTCTACAAGATCGCTGTAGTCGTCAGCAATAGAATCTTCAGGGAAGAGATCAACAACCTCTGCACCTTCATTCTCAAGCTGTTCCAAGTATTCACGAGGAACTAAACCGTAGTAGGTCAGTAATCGAACTTTACCTTCTTGATAGTTAGTAAGATCGTCTTCAGGCTCAAGCTTATCATCGTTACCGTCTAAGCCTAGCTCAACCTTCTTGTAGATGCCCTTCTCCATGCCTTCGACGACTTTATGCACGGATACAAACTTCTCAATAGCACAACCCATAGATTCATCTAAAGATGTAGCGTTAGGGTCAACTAAGAAGTTTTTAGGGTTAACAGGAACTAAGCGAACAGAGATACGATCTTTCTCGGATACGCCAATAGCGGCTTGACCTTGAACGCCGGGAATAGCTTGCGTAGCAGGGGCATATTCTTTCTCGGTCTTGACGATGATCTCACCGATACCTGTACCGTAAATCTCAGCCATCAACTCAATCTGGTCGATGGACTTCTTGATCTTGTCACGGCTAAAGTCTTCGTACATCTGAGCCTTGAGCTTTTCAATGTCCAAAGGAGTACCATTAATATCATTGATGTCATCTTTGATGTCAAAGTATTCGCCTTGACCGAAGATAGCTTCCATGATCTCAGCATGACGGGTTTCAATAGCCTGCTGCGTGGCGGGGGAGATGATACGACTACGCTCGGATTCACGAGTCTTGTCTTCAGAGGCCCAAATACCACGGAAGATACGCTCGTATTCGTTCCAAGAATCTAAGTAGTTCTGGTCACGCCAGTCACGCCAAGAATCAGTATGTTGAACAACCCAAGAAGTAAGTTCTTTCTCCGCTTCTGTGGGCTCTTCATACTGTGAATTGCTCAATTCATCAGCCATAAGGTCTCCTTAGAGTTTTTTCCACTCTTCGTATGACAAGGAAGTTGCGTTAGGGTCTCCAGCGGCCTTTTCGTGTTCATATTGAGAACGGCTATTAATTTCACGAGGCACAACAGCTTCAGGATTTTCAAACCCTCTGCCTGCCCCTGCATGTAAATAATTCTTTACCATTCTACTTAAACGGCCAGAAGCCGCTTCTGATTCTTTTTTAGCTTCTTCAATATCTTTATTTGTTTGAGCACGATAAACACGACCACGGGCTGTTTCTGCATCAGCCATTGCTTCCAGCATATAATCATCACGTGTTTTTTTACGAGTAGCCATTCTAATTCCTTTATATTAGTAGCCCGAAATTGGGTCTAAAACTTCATAGTCATCATCTTCGTAGTCCTGTTGGTAGTTGCTGATTGCAAGCTGATCAACATAGGATAAAGCGTCAACTAAGTCATCATGTAAGCCTGCTGTGGGAAACATTGATATTTGATCCCAAGCTTCTTTCCAATCTTCGTCTTTGTTAAACGAAATACGTCCATGTTCCAAACGACCTTGTAACGCCCAAGCAATACGATCCTGTTTACGCTTATTTCCGTGTGTTAAATCGGAGATATGAGCGTAGATGTTGTTTTTACGCATAAGGTCGTCTAAGTATGGCAAGACAGCATTCTTCAACGCTCCTCGCTCAATACCTACCGCTATTGGCTGCAAGTCTCGAATAGCCAACAGAATTTTAGAAGCCGTCTCTCGAATATCCCAACGACCGTGTTTAATCTCTTTAACCCACCAGTCACCTGTGTCTGTTATTTTGACAATAGCAATAGCGGTTTCGTCTAGTCGGGATTTAGCAGCTCCGGGGTTCTTACCAACTTCCTCAAAACCAGCTAAGTCAATAGCGATGACATAGCTTCCGTATTGAGGCTCAGGAGCTAATTTCAGCCAAGATTCTTTAAAGATTTCTTGACCAGCGTTATTAAAGTTTGCTTCAAATTCCTGCTTAAAGACAAAAGTGCTTAGTGTCTTCCTAGCTTCTTCGATTTCTTCAGGAGGGATAGTAGGGTTGTCTGCTGTGGTTAAGTGCCAAGACTTCCACTCTGGGTTTGTACCTTCTTTTCCCAACTTAAACCACTCATAAAAGTGATTTCTGCCTTCCGGCGTAGAGATAATTACTGCCTCGCCTTTTAAGTCAGCCAATGCAGGACGAATAATCTTTGTAAAAACCTCTTCGGGCACAAAAGCCGCTTCGTCTATAACAGCAAAATATAGTTTTAAGCCTCGAAGCGCGTCTTTGTTTTCCCCTGAACGCACATGAATTTTTCGCCCTGTTGTCAAGACAATATCCATATTGTTCACGTGCGCAGATTTAATCAATCCGCCGCCTTGCTCAATAAGAGCGTCCCAACAGATTTGTCGGGCTTGTCCTAATGTAGGAGCAACATATAAGACAGCGGAGCCTTCAGGGGCCTCTAAAGCCTTGGCTAAGAGCATCTTGATAGCAAGGTTGGATTTGCCACATCGACGGCCTGCTGCGATAACCTTAAACCGACTAGAATCTTGCCAGCACTCAATTTGCCACGGGAGCAGTTGCCACGATATTTCCATGATTTGTAAATTCCTTATGATGTTTCTCTCTGAACTCCCGAACACACTTTGCAGCTTCTTCAAGAGTTTCAAAGACACCTAAATGCTTGTCTTTACCTTCATGCCGTATACGGGCTTGGTAAACCTTATCACGGGAATGAAAACTGACACCTTTTACTTTTAAGGT